CTATGCTGCGGCGGGAGCCTGAGTGGCTGCCTCCGCTGCCTTCTTGGCCTCGTCGGCCCGCCTAGCTGCGGCCTCCGCGCGCTTGGTCGCTAGCTCTGCGATCTCGGCGGGGGTCATTTCGTCCTTGGTCTTGCGCTCGTGAATCGGAAAGGTGCCTTCGATGAACTCGCGCTGCTCCTGAGTCATCTTCACCCCGGTCTTGAGTGCGTTGCGGAGAGTTTCCCGCATGACCGCGACCCGCTCTAGGGCCTTGTACTTCGCGTCGATGGCGTCCTTCGCCTCTGCGATGGCTGCCGTCACGTCTATGAATGATGTTGCCATTTGTTCTCACCTCCTTTCGCTTGCATTAGGTAAGGATAGCAGATGTTCGGCGTCCATTGGGGATTCCAGGAATCTTTAGGAGATTCTTAGAAAGGACTTGGTTAGGGTGTCCGGCCTGTAGCTCATCGAGGCCACAGGCTACGCGCCATCCGACAGGGAGTAGTGGTACCTGATCGGTCTTGACGATAATTCCGTCCGCGTATATTTGGAGCACTTGTATTTTCTGAGCCTCTAGTTCTCTAGCTAGTTCCAGTGAACGTACCATTGTCTCAGCTTCGATTACCCCTCTAGCGACGACGTTCTGTATCACGGGTGTTCGCTTGCGTTCTACTGTGCTCTGATATACAGGACCATTTACAAGAGGAAAGGATATTTGACGTGAGCGAGGTGGCCTGGCCCTACCGTGAACGCTATGTGTTACAAAACTCTCTCTACTACGGATAGCTAGCATACCATAGGCCGCAAGCATGGCGGGCTTTACTGCCGGGTGACAACCCTCTGCTATCTGAGATAGGCACCACTTACCGTACTCGTCTAGCACGGGGTCCGCTACGTGACTAGTGAGAGAGGCGGATACCCTTCTTAGCATAATGTACCTGTCTGGAAAGAGCCTCAGTTCTGGCGTCCATATCCACACCTGCTTTGTCCCTGGCGTCTTCGCCCAGGTCGGGTATAGGTGAATCTTGCTAGGGGGAATATAGTGAACTTCGACTGTCGCAATGATGACTCCGATGTGATCCTGTACCTCCAATAGCGAGGGGGTGCGAAGCCAATAGGGTGTAGTGTCAGTATTAGGTATAACGCCGCCCTTCTCGGTCGCCCTAAATCTACCTCTAGCACGGAGATATTCAGGATGGGGGAGGGGAACGGTCGCGGCAACCGTATGGTGGCTAGATGATTGGTCAATATAAAGGGCGCTCTCTGAGTAGTCATGGTTATACCTTAGTGCGTATAGGTTGCCGGGTAGATTAGGACGCGCCGCCTCAGATATGAAGCGTGGGGCCGGGGTACGTTCACTAGTCCAAGCAGGCGAAGCCCTGAGTAGTGCTCCACCTATAGTCCCAGGTGAATAGCGAGTCTTGATACCTCGTTGTTCCGAAAGATGTACTAGGGCTCTAGCTCCTGCCTCCACGTCGTCAAATTCACCAAATAGCTCCATATTGAGGACTAGCCACTTGATAGCTGGGGGTCGTTTACGATTATGACGGCCACCTACCTTAGCCCTACGGTACGATAGGCGGGAATAGTAAATCAGACCATTAGCTCGACCTTCCTTCGTCCTTTGCTCCTGAGCATGTACCTGCATTGTCCATGCCTCATCCTTACGGATATCGTCGGCTAGCGAGGATAGTAGGGGATACAGGTTACGACCACAGATAACCCCACCTTCACCAGTGGTAAGCAACAGTGAAAGCTCTAGCTTATCGTGTAGCTCTCCGGTATCAGAGTCAACAATACCGTCGGGTAGCACGGTTATGTACCGCATTACGCCGCTAGGTCTTCGTAGTGCTCTACCTCGTCGTCAATGGCCGCTTCTAGGCCGTCCAAGTCCTCGAAAGGACCAGCTACCCATCTAAAGAAGTCTTCTCCCGCACCATAGGAGACTGAGTAAAATACCTGATCGGCGTCTTCCAGGTGCTCTAGCGCCTCTGCACCTTCGTAACTCTCGCCGTCAAAGGTTGTGACCTGCCATATAACTAGGTCATAATCCTTCATTTGTGACGCTCCTTTATTTTCCCCGTTATCTGATAACTACATAGCCGATTCGATTGCTCCTATCCATTTGAGCACGTCTAGCGGTCGTCCTTTACTCCTACCTTTGGAGGCGGGGTGCTCAGGCATAGGCAGAGCTATGGCGTCGGCGGGCCAGTCTGTCTTCTGCAATATGTGAGTATCGTACAAGTTCGCTAGGCTCTTACTAAGCCAATAGGTACTGACTCCTGCCTTGGATTTAGCCTTATCGTTCCAGCGTGTAACACGTAGGAATAGGTTGAATCGGATAAAGAAGCCTATCCAGGGGAGCTTCCGCATATTACGGACTTCACTGTGAAACTCGTACAGTTCTCGTACCTGTAGGTCTATCGACTTCTCACTCTGAGTAGCCAAGATGCAGTCAAATCCGTAATGCCGATGCCCTGACAGGTGATTTATCACCTTCATTCTCTCGGCTAGCGCTTCCCCACGCTTCATTGGTGTACCATCGGGATTTAGGGCGTTATCCCATCCCCTGGCGTTTATCTTCCTGTGTACCTCATCTATTATTAGTCTTCCCCTTGACTCGTCAGTACCCTTTAGCCTTACTCGCAGTAGAGCGGAGAAGTCATCGGAGATATACACATACCTAGAAAACTCAGCCGCCTTTGCCGCTACGGCATCCGGCCTCCATTTACCGAATAGAGTATGACGACGCGCCATTATCTCAGCCCAATTATCCACTAGGGGGACGTTTGTGGCTACAGGTATTCCTTTGGCTACGCACGCCTCAATTTCCCTCACTATTGTGTAGCTCTTTCCGTGGCCCGGGGAGCCTGTGAGTAGAGTTATCATTAGATGAATCTCTTTATTAGAGCTATACCCTTTGGAGCCAAAACTACAGCAGCTATTAGAAATACTATTGCGGGAAGTACAATAGAGAGAATACTCAATCCTTCACTATTCAACTGTTTAGCGTTTTCAAGCAATATCTTCTTCTCAGGCTCATTTTCATCTTCTTCACAGTAAGTTTCAGCAGTAGAGGTTTCAACACCTTTACCTTCTTCTATTTTTACACATTCAGTTCTAGTGTAAGCTATCGCGCTAGTAGTAAATATCATTGACCCCACGGTAGCTAGTATTGCTATTATTACTATGGAGATACGTTTATTCACGATAGATTTCCTTTCAGCAATCTAATTATTGGACGTATTATAGCCCAGTAATAAACAAACAATATACGATTTACAACTTTCATAGTTTTCTGTAAAACTTATACAAGGGTCGAATTATCATAAATACCACACACACACCTAGAACATGACCAGCGCTTGTTAGGTGAGCTACCATTGCATCCAGCGGCGGCGCACCTTCTCGCCGCGCTTGATAGCTTCCGCATCTTGCCTGGCCATCTGTTTAGCTAGTTCACGACGATAGGAGCGACGGACCTCTTCTCGGCCAGCGTGCGATCCCCTACCCTTACCTGTAAGACTGTAGGCTATACCCACTATTACTAGGATGATTACACCTGCTACTATCATCCAAGGGTGAATATGTGACAGGAAGGATTCTGCGGTACTGCGAGCTTCGTTTAGGAATCCTTCCCCTTCCTTTGAGTTGAGTACCTTATCTGTCTCGTGTTTCTCTATTGTATGGAAGATAACGCTAGCTAGCATTGCTCGCCTTCCTACGGATTACGACATAAAAGGTAGCCGCAACTAGTATAATTATTATCGCGGTTACAGCTATGTAACCTGCAATGTAAGACTGTTTTTGTAGATGATACACGATTGGGGCTCCATGATTGTGAGCACAGTTTTCGATAGCCCTTCCCCGTATTGCACCTGCCTTTACTTCGGCAGCGACGCATCTTCTATAGTGCAT